TAGACTACCTGAGTTAGGTAATGCTATATCTTTTCTAAAAGCCAATGCAGTAGTAGAAGAAAAGAAACAAGATGATGATATACTTGAGCAAAGAAAAAAGAAACTAGAAGAGGTTAAGGCTAAGAGGGAGAAATCCTCTAGCTAAAATTAAGCATTGAACCTACGTTGTTCTCAATGATATATTTGTCTCTAGCTTTAGCTGCTTCAATATCAGTATTAAAGCATCCAAGTGACGTATTTTTACCATTATGATAAACAAACGCATTATATTTATTGGTGTCTTTTCTTAGCCTAACTCCTCTGTATCCACTTTTGTTTGACTTCTTTATTTTTGTATTTCTGTTTTGAACTGAAGAGGTAGCCCATCTACAGTTTGAAGGTTCATAATTTCCAGTAAAGTCTATTCTATCTATAGACAATCCATCTTCATATCCATTACAAATAGCCCATTCCTTAAATGCTATATATGATTTCCACTCACTACATACTTTAATTCCACTATATATTTCGTATTTAGCATCATCTGAATTATTATTTTCAGAGCATCTATTTTTCATATTGCACCATATTCTATATAATCTAGTGCTTCCATTTCTTCTTGACGTATCTCCATGTCTTTCATTCATTGATTATCCTTATGTAAGTTTTAGTATAATAACAAATAACTACTTAATGTTTACTTAGCATTATGTCTGATAGGAATATAAAAATGAGCAAGTATGATAAAAATTACTACATAGATAGACTTGATAGAAATGGATGGGGCAAGGTATTACAAGACGATAAATATTATGATGACATTGATTTGTATGATAGCTTCTTGTGTTTTGTAAACTATTCATTCTCTCATCTTAATCTTCCAGCACCAACTAGAGCGCAACTAGAACTTGCTGACTTCATAGCAGATAGAAGCAACCCTCACAGAATGTTACAATGTCTTAGGGGATTATCAAAATCGCTTACGTCCGAGCTGTATACTGTTTGGAGACTGCTTAATGACCCAGATGAAAAGATTCTAGTAATGTCTGCTGGAGCTAATAGAGCAAAGAACTTTACTGGATTTGTGCAGAAGCTATTAACGCTTCTACCAGTGTGTCATGGTATGGCTCCTAGATTTAACAAAGAACGTACATCTGGTCAGTCTTTTGATATAGCTGGAGCAGCACCTAGTGATAGTCCAAGCATCTACGCTGTTGGGGTAGGAAATCAAATCACTGGTATGCGTGCAACATTGGTCATATATGATGACATTGAAACACCACAAAATGCTGACAGTGCAACACAGAGGGAAAAGATAGACCATTTCGCTTCAGAGGCAGCCAACCTATTGATGACTGGTCGTGACGAGTCAATCACATTATGTACCACTCATAGTATGGACTCTATCTACATTGACTGGATACAGAATAAAGGATTCAAACCTCTTATCATTCCAGCTCAATATCCAAGTGATATTAATCTATACAATGGCAACTTAGCTCCATATATCCTAGAGAGAATGGAAGCTAACCAAGACTTAGTTGGACTTAATATTGATGAACGATTTACTCTTGATATTCTTGAGTCTAAGAGATTACGTATTGGTAATAGCCAATATAAACTACAGTACCAACTAGACGTTACAGCAAGTGATGAGTTGAAGCATCCACTTAAACTGGCTGACCTAATTATTACTGACGTAGATATTGATGATGCACCAATTAGAATATCACCATCTAGTATGAGAGAGAACCTAGTTATGGTTAAACATAATGGTTTTCAAACAGATAGACTCTATGCTCCATCATTTGTATCTGAAGATAGAGCTAAGTATAACTATCGTCTTATGAGTGTTGACCCTTCAGGTAGTGGTAGTGATGAAACTGGTATAGCTGTAGCGTTTACTTGTGGTGGTAGATTATTCTTTAAAAAGATTAGTGGTCTCACTGGTGGTTACTCGCACGAGAACATAAATCAGATAGCTACAATGTGCAAGGACTATAATATTGATTATCTAATTGTAGAGAGCAACTTTGGTGATGGAGCTTATGGTAAGTTGGTTGAGCCAATATTGAATAAGCTCTCTCCTAATACAAAACTGGAGAACCTACGCTCATTTGGTCAAAAAGAGAAACGTATTATACAAACAGTAGAACCATTGCTGAATCAGCGTAAGATAGTGTTAGACAAGAAGATACTCGATGATGACATTGGAGCTAACATTGTCAATAGCTTTACATACCAGCTTACAAGACTTACTCCTGAGCCTAGATGCTTAAGACACGATGATAGACTTGATGCTGTTGAACTATTATGCAGATATGCTTTAGAACTAGAAAACTTTGATGAAGATGCTGTAGCTACTCTGTTTGACGAAGAGAAACTATCTAAAGACTTAGAAGATTTCCATGCACTATTTGGAATGGACTTTAGCAACAATAATAATTATGCTGCTAAGTATTAGTTACAGAGCTACTTCTACTCTACCATCTCTACCAAACTCTACTCCATCAGAGAAGCATTGAGCCAATAATCTAATAAGAGCATCTTCTGCTTTCTTATTGCCCTTGTATAACACTTCAGGTACAGTACGCACCAAAAGTCTGAGAAAATCATTGTATTTTTCTATGGTTACTATGTTGTCTTCACTCATATTATCACTCCATTTATTGTATGTTCTAGATTATTTTCAATAACGTATTTGTCATAGGCTATCGCAGCTTCAATTGCCGTATTAAACTGTCCTACATAAACAGTCTTATTGTTTACGCCAATTCTTACACGCCACTTATTTCTATCTTTTGAGAATACTATACCTCTGTATCCAGATGTGTTTGTTATGCGTAACGCAGTTGTGTTGCTTGATTGAGTAGCTTTAGTAGCCCACCTACAATTACAAGGCTCATAGTTTCCATTTGAATCAATCCTATCAATAGTTAATCCTTCTTTAAAAGTAGGATACATATCTTCTATGAAGCCAGCAACATCTTTCCACTTGTCGCAAACAGATATTCCTCTCGCTCCATATCTTGTATATGACGGATGACTTTCCGCATAGCACCTAGTCATAATACTAGACCACGTATGGTATAGCCTATGTCTTGATAACATATGAGTAGAAGCAACTTCTTTTACTCTTGCTAGATTATAGCATCCACATGATTTTGTATTTCCGCTTTTTACTTGTGGAATCTGTGCTTTAAATATGTTTCCACATTGGCATTTGAATATACCATGTCTCTTTTTCTGCTTTGAAGTTTCAGTTGGATACATCATGCCTAAATCTTCAATAAGCAATGGTGTTTTTATTTCTTTATTTTCTATCATTGAGGACTCCTACATCCATAATTTGAAAGAGAAGATAGGGGATGTAGGAATGTTCCTATCTCCTCTATCAAGCTATAACATCAACATTATAGCATAACTACCAAAAGTCTTAGGTATTGGTTTTCTTTATCAACAACTACTGTTTCCATATTTTCTCTCCATAAGTAACTCAATGTATTTAATAGCTTTTAGCAAATCTTCTTTACCATTCTTTAGATGGTATCGAGACACATACTTAACAACATTACCAACTTCCCACTCCAAGTTGTTTGCTGTGATATATTCATTAGGTGGAATAGCAAATGATGTGTAATGGCTAGGGTTTATATTATCCCCATAAACACTCTTAAGTGCATTATCATATGCTCTATTAAACATCGCTCCAACTGAGCTACCTTCTTCTTTCATCTCTCTTTCAAACTCAATCATTTCTGGAATCATAATTTAGCCTTTGTATAATCTGCTTTATATAGAGTATGCTCTGGTTGGTCTTTCCACTTCATCCACTTGTCTCCATCATTGCCATATAAATCCCATTTCTCTGCTTGCTTTGGGTCTTGTAGTCTTGAGCTAATCTCTAGTACAGTCTCTTCCATAGCTATCTGAGCATCAAAACCAAATCTAGGCATAAAGTTTACAGTGAATACATTGATGTCACATAGAGCATCAATTACGTCTTCCTCAGTGCTATTTGCATTATACATCTCTGCATCAGCTAACATTGACTCAGCATAAGTATCTGCTAATTTCTTGAGAGATTTCTTATCCATAACTTTATGTAGCCCTAGCATTTCAAGCAACTCTTCAACAATACAATACACTGCAAGCTTCTTAGTGATAGGTGTCTTATCTGTACCTCTAGCTAT